AGAACAACAACAGGAACTAGTATTGATGGTAGTGAAACTTCTTTCCAACTTCTAAATGAAGTAGAACCAGTAGAATTAAATTCTTTTAATAATTTAAAATCAACCAGAATAGTATGTTCTAGAGTAAATGAATTACAACAACCAGCATTTAATAATGTTTCTGGAAGAAGATCATTTACTGCAGCAGTTACATTAAATAGTACAGATGAAAATTTATCTCCAATTATAAATCTAGAAGATTCTACTATTGAATTTGCATCAAACTATTTGAATAGACCTGTTACAAACTTTGCTACTGATTCTAGAGTGAATTCAATATTAGATGATCCACACTCGGCAATTTATGTTTCTGATACTGTTGGTCTATCTAAACCAGCATCTTCTTTAAAAGTTATACTTGGTGCATATAGACCTGCATCTTCAGACATTAGAGTTCTTTATAGTCTCGTTAGAGATGATTCTTCTGAGATAGAACAAGAATTTGAATTGTTCCCTGGATATAAGAATCTTGAGGCAACTTCTGATGGTGGATTTAAAGTTGTTGATCCATCTCTAAATAACGGAGAATCTGATGTTAAAGTTCCTGCAAGTTCTGCTAACCAGTTCTTAGAATATGAGTTTAGTGCTGATAACTTGGGAGAATTTAGTGGTTATTCAATTAAAATTATTATGTCAGGAACTGATCAGGCAAATGCACCAATTATTAGTGATCTTCGGACAATTGCATTAGCATGAAGAATTTGATAAAAGTTAAAGATCATCCTCATCTTTACAGAGATGAGGATACTGGAGCAATTGTTAATTGTGATAATATTGCCTATGATAGATATATGAGTAAAGTGAAAAGAAAAAATTTAGAGAAAGAAGAATTAAATAATTTAAAAAAAGATATTGAAGAAATAAAAAATTTACTCAAAGATTTTTTAGGAAAATAAACCACTACCAATAATTCATATAAATATCTAAAGGATTATAATTTATAAAGATAATGGCAGTTTATGCATCTAATATTGTGATTGAGCAGGGATTTGATTTTTCCAGTTCTTTTGCCTTAGGTGACTCTAGAACTAATTCCAGTCTCAATATTACCGGATATGGTGTTACTGCACAGTTAAGAAAAAGTCCCTCTAGTTCAAAATCAGTTTCTTTTGCTTCGACAATTTTAGATTCTGAAGTTGGTATTATTGAACTTTCATTAACTGATGAACAAACTCTGAATATAACTCCCGGTAGATATGTTTATGATGTTCTTTTTGAAATTGGGGGATTAGATTCTGGAGGAAAAAAATACAAAGCAGTTGAAGGTATGGCTTTAGTAAGAGCGGGGGTAACAAGGTAATGCCAAGTATACCAGATAGAATTGGTGGACAAGGAGTAATAAAAGTTCTTTCGAACATTAGTGGATCATCTGTATCTAGAATTGTAGATCTAAGTGATGTTGATGTATCATCTCTGGCAGATGGTTTCGTTTTAGAATACAATGCAAATACATCTAAATTTATCACAACAGATACATTTAGATTTGTTAGAAATGTTAATGTAACTGATACAACAACAACTCAAAATCTTGATGTTATTGGTATTACTACATTTAGAGGTGATTTATTTGTAGGTTCAGAACTGTATGTTGACGAATACTTAATTTATGAAAATAATTTCAATGGTCCAAATGGAGTTGGTTATTTTACAACAGAAGGAAAATTAGTAAGTAGTGGAAGCACTGCAGCGGCAATAGAAACAAGTAATTTCATATTAACAACTGATGAACCAACTGGAATTGTTACTTGGACTAGCATCCTTGATGGAGGAGAATATTAATGGCAAAACCAAGTACAAGGCAAGGATTAATTGACTATTGCCTCAGAAAACTGGGTGCTCCCGTATTGGAGATTAATGTCGATGATGATCAGATAGATGATTTAGTTGATGATGCCATTCAATATTTTAATGAAAGACACTTTGATGGTGTTGAGAGAATGTATTTAAAATATAAAGTATCTCAAGATGATATTGACAGAGGAAAGGCCAATGGAACAAATGGAGTAGGAATTGTAACTACTAGTGCAACTTCAAATATTGTAGGAACTGCGACTACATTTAATTTTTACGAAAATTCAAATTATATACAGGTTCCCGATTCAGTAATAGGAATTGAAAAAGTATTTAAATTTGACACTAGTTCAATTTCCGGAGGAATGTTTAGTATAAAGTACCAACTTTTTCTAAATGATCTTTACTATTTTAGTTCGATAGACTTATTGTCATATGCAATGACAAAAACTTATCTTGAAGATATTGATTTTTTACTTACCACTGATAAACAAATAAGATATAATAAAAGACAAGACAGATTATACTTAGATATAGACTGGGGAGAACAATCTAAAGACACATTTTTTGTAATCGATTGTTACAGAGCATTAGATCCGGAATCATTTACTCAGGTATATAATGATTCATTTGTAAAAAAATACTTGACGGCATTAATAAAAAGACAATGGGGTCAAAATTTAATTAAATTTAATGGAGTTAAACTTCCTGGTGGAATTGAATTAAATGGAAGACAAATATATGAAGATGCTCAAAGGGATTTGGAAGATATAAAACAAAGAATGTCTTCTGAATATGAATTACCACCTTTAGATCTAATTGGATAATTATGGCACTGAATCCCTATTTTCTTCAAGGTTCATCTGGTGAGCAGAGTCTTGTACAAGACTTGGTAAATGAACAATTAAAAATGTATGGAATAGAGGTTTACTATATTCCAAGAAAACTATTAAAAACTGATGATATACTGAATGAAGTTCAGTCTTCAAAATTTGATACAAGTTTTATAATTGAGGCATATTTAAATAATTATGATGGATATGCACCTGATAGTGATATCATGACCAAATTTGGTCTAAGACTTAAAAATGAAATAACTTTAGTTCTTTCTAAAGAAAGATTTGAAGAATCAATTTCACCATACTTAGCAGATATTGCTTCAATATCTAGAGTATATTATCCAGGAGAAGATCTGGCATTTGTTGATAGACCAAAAGAAGGAGATTTAGTTTATTTTCCTTTAGGAGAAAGGTTTTTTGAAATTAAACGAGTTGAAGTAGAAAAACCATTTTACCAATTAGGTAGAAACTACGTTTATGAATTATCTTGCGAACTCTTCGAATATGAAGATGAGGAAATTGATACCGGAATTCCGGAAATTGATGAGGTTCTAGAAGATGTTGGTTATATTACCGATTTGAAATTGGTTGCTTTTGGTGGAACTGCAGAATGTGATTCAATACTTGTTCCAGGTTTCTCGGGTGTTACAAATGTTGTCCTACTAAATGATGGAAATAATTACACAGGAATACCTACAGTAACAATAAGTCCTCCTAATAATTTTGGAGATATAGATTTTAGCACTGTTACAGGTGCTACAGGAGTGGATGAATTTTCTCTGACGGCTACCGCAGTTGCAATAACTACTTCAGTTGGAGATGCATTATCTATCAAAGAAATAGTTATTACAAATACTGGATATGGATACACCTTACCTCCTACTGTAACTATTGCTGGAGGAAATGGTTCTGGTGCAATTGCTACTTGTGTTATAGCAGAAAGTCCTATTCTTAAGATTGAAATTACAGATAAAGGAGATAGATATTATGAAGCACCGACTATCACAATAGATGCACCAGTCGGCGGAGGAACAACCGCAACGGCAATCACCAGAATTTTCAATGGAAGATTGTCAGAAGTATTATTAACAAATGCAGGTTCTGGATATACTTCTAAACCAAATATTGTAGTTTCTCCACCACCTGCAGTTGGAATTGGAACCTTTATTGTTTCAGAAACAGTTACTGGTTCTCTCTCTGGAGTTACTGCAGAAGTCAAATCTTGGACTAATCCAGGACAAGATATTGATAAGATTCTCAGAGTTTCCCTAAATAGTGGAACATTTAGTGAAGGAGAAAATATAGTTGGTTCTTCTTCATCCGCAACTTATACCTTGAAGTCATATGATTTAGATACTTCTACAAGTGATCAATATTCCGATAATAGTGAATTTGAGTTAGAAGCAGATAAAATATTAGACTTTACAGAAACAAATCCTTTTGGTACATATTAATGTTAGGAACATACTATTATAACGAAATAATTAGGAAAACTATTATATCATTTGGAACTCTTTTTAATGACATTCATATTAAACATAAAGACAATTCTGATGATGTAATTTCTGATATGAAAGTTGGTTTATCATATGGACCAATGCAGAAATTTCTTGCAAAAATTGAACAACAGGAAGATTTAACAAAACCTGTTGCAATTACTTTGCCAAGAATGTCTTTTGAAATGAGTAGTATTCAATACGATGGTGATAGAAAAACTGGAATAGTACAGACATTTAAAGCATGTGACAAAAATGGAAAGGTAAAAAAAGTTTTTATGCCAGTTCCTTATAATATAGGATTTGAGTTAAATATTTTCACTAAATTAAATGATGATGCTCTTCAAATAGTTGAACAAATATTGCCATTTTTCCAACCATCATTTAATGTCACAGTTGATTTAGTAGAATCTATTGGAGAAAAGAGAGATGTTCCTATTGTTTTGGATAGTATTGATTTTCAAGATGATTATGAAGGATCATTTCAAACTCGCAGAGCATTAATTTATACTATAAGATTTACTGCAAAAACTTATCTCTTTGGTCCTGTTGCAGATAGCACTGATGGACTTATTAGAAAAGTTCAGGTTGATTTGTATGCTGATACAAATACTAAGACAGCAAAACGTGAAATGAGATATACTGCTGTTCCCGATCCAATTGATGCAGAACCTGATGATGATTTTGGATTTACAGAAAGTTGGGAATTTTTAGGAGACTCTAAAGAATTCAGTCCCACTAAAAAAGAGGATTACTAATCTATTATGAATAATTATGATTCAATCGATGAGGCTCTGAATATTGAGAGTGATATTGTCGAGTCAAAACCAATTAAAAAACCTGAGATTTTAAAATCGAAGGATGATCATATAGAAACAGATTATACCTATACTCGTGCGAACCTCTACTCCCTCATAGAGAAGGGTCAGGAGGCAATTAACGGCATTATGGAGGTAGCAGGGGAAGGAGGCAGTCCAAGGGCATATGAGGTCGCAGGACAGTTGATTAAAAGTGTTGCGGATACTACTGATAAGTTAATTGATTTACAAAAGAAACTGAAAGAAGTAGAGGATGAAACTAAGAAGACCACGAATAATGTTACTAATAATGCAGTGTTTGTTGGTTCCACATCAGAACTTCAAAAAATGTTAAAGCAAGGTTTTCTAAATAATAAAGAATAAACTACTTTTCATTGATGAAACAGTGTAAGCAAGGATATTATTATTGCCATACAGATAAAAAATGTAAACGAATTCCATTAGGATATCGTGTGGCATCTAGTGGATATCTTCGTAAAGAAAATGACAATTCTTCAGATGATAATGAAAATGATAGTAACAATAGTAATGGTAATGGCAATGGTGGTAATGGGAGTGGGAGTGGCAATGGTGGATCCAACGGAGGTGGAATGAGTGAGGGATCTCTTCATAAGTGGTTCAAAGGATCCAAATCAAAAGATGGTAAAGGTGGTTGGGTCAATGTTGTAACTGGTGGAACCTGTGCAAGTGATGAACCTGGAGAAGGTACACCAAAGTGTGTCTCTTCATCGAAAAGAGCAAGCATGACAAAAGCAGAAAGAAAATCTGCAGCAAGAAGAAAGAAGACAAAAGATCCAGGTCAACAGCAGAAATCTGGTGCAGCAAAACCAACTTACGTATCAACAGATAAAAAGAAAATGAAAAAAGAAGAAGTAGAGATTATCGAGGCAAAAGATAAGAAAAGTAAGGGTAGTGGTAAAAAAGATGCTTGTTACCATAAGGTGAAGTCTCGTTATTCTGTATGGCCTTCTGCATATGCTTCTGGAGCACTTGTAAAGTGTCGCAAAAAAGGTGCTGCTAACTGGGGAAATAAGAGTGAAGAATGGGTAGCAAATACTGCAGCAGAATACTTTTTTAATGAAGGTATCAATGAATATGGTTTATCAATTTTTATCGAAGAACTTGGAGTTGAGAATTTTGTCGGGTTTGTTCATGACCTTATAGAGGACTCTGAATTAACTGAAGCATATGCTTTAACAGATAAAAAGAAAACTCCAAAGAGGTTGCCAAAAGGAACTCAACCAGCAAAAACAACCAAAGCAACTATTTCTAGAGGTGATAGTAAGATTAAAGCAGCATCACCATCTGGTGCTTTCAAAAAAAGACCTGCAGCAGCAAAAGCAGTTGAAACTGCAAAGGCAAAACAACCAGAGAAAAAACCTGTCAAATCAACTCTAGTAAAAAGTGTTGCCGATACTTTAGCAAGAGGAGCACTTTCTGCATGGAAAGGTCACCAAACTGCTATGAAGAAAAAGAAGGAAGGTGCTTCTGTTGCAAAACAAGTTGGTGCAGGATTAGGTGCTGCTGCTGGTGCAATGCTTAAGAAAGGTAAAAAACATTTATCAGATGATTATAAGTTTTCCAATTGGAGAGATGATTTTCAAGCAACCGAATATGAGTTCATTGATATTATCAAAGCAGAACCTTTGATTTCTGAGTCACCGAGTTTTGAAATTAAAAAGACTACCGAAGTGCAAGGTCCTGAAGTACCAAAAGAAAGACAGTGGGGTGCTGGACCTGCATCTAAAAGAACAAAAGAGGGTATAGATAGACTTAAAAAGAAATTAAAAAAAGAAGAAGTCGAAACTGTTGACGAACTAAAGTGTTGGAAAGGATATAAGAGAAAGAAAGGTTCTGTTCCAGGTGCAAAGGGTTCTTGTGTAAAAGCACATGTAGAACTTGAAGGTGAGCATATTGAAGAAAGAAAAGATGATACTGAGATTGGATTTACTGGAAAACCAATCCCAAAGAAAAATTGGAAAAGTCCTAATAAAAGACATGAATTTGAAAAGAAAAGAAGAAAAGCAGGATTTACTTCTAAAGGATCAAAATATAAAAGTGATGTAAATCCTTATTATAACCCATTACAAAAAAATCATGTAGAACTTGAAGGTGAGAAGATTGAAGAAGAAAAAGAAGAATCCAAAATTGACGGTAGCAATCTAAAAAAACTTGTAGCAAAAGCAGTAAGAAGAGTCGATGCTGATGTTGATGGTGATGTAGATACTGATGATATGAAGTCTTCAGAGACTGGAGTGTTTGTCCCTTCTCCTGATGGTAAGAAATTAAAACCAAAGGTAAGGTTTGAAGGTGCTTCAGATTGGAGAAATGAACTTGATGAAGGATGGAAAAGTGCTCTTGCTGGTGCAGGTGTTGCTGCTGCTCTGATGTCTCAGGGTGGTCAAAAAGCACCCGATAAAAAAACAACAACATCTCCTTCCCGTTCTAATACAGAAAGAGTTTCAAAAACTACACAAAAAACACTAAGTCCAATGGACAAGTGGAGAAAAAATCACCCAGAATTAGCAAAAAAATCTGATAATCCTTCTAAATTTAATCGAAAAAAATTAAGTCCCATAAACAAAGATTGGGCAAAAGCAAATCCAAAATTAGCAGAAAAAGAAAAAGACAATAGAAGTAAACTTGGGGAAGGTGCTGCCTGGACAAAAAAGTCTGGTAAAAATAAATCCGGAGGACTCAACGAAAAAGGACGCAAGTCTTATGAAGCAGAAAATCCTGGTTCTGATCTAAAAGCACCTAGTAAAAAAGTTGGTAATCCTCGTAGGAAAAGTTTTTGTGCGAGAATGAAGGGAATGCGAAAGAGGCAAAAACC